CGTCAATTTTGTGTTGCCAGTTGTTGCCGGTGATTACTTGGAGTTGATCTGGGCAACATCAAACGTTGCTGCCTACATTCACGCTGAGGCAGCAGCCACCAGTCCTTACGCTCATCCAAGTATCCCCGGCGTGATCTGCACCGTTGTCCAAGTCGCTTCCGCCTGACCATGGCTGACACCCGCCGAGAATTGATCCTGGCTCGCATCAAGAGCAATCTTGACACCATCACAGGCGCAACGGTCTACAGGAGCCGTGTGGAGCCTTTGGCACGCGGAGAGGTGCCTGCCGTCATCGTCGAACCCGTCAACGATCAACCGATTGACACCAACTTTTACGACAAGTTGGACTGGACGATGCGGGTCAGGATCACCACCCTTGTTCGTGCTGCCATCCCTGACGACACATCAGACACCTACACACAGCAGGTGCATCAAAAATTGATGGCCGATCAAACCGTCAACGGTTATGCACTTGACTTGACACCTGACCGTACGGACTTCAGTCTTTATGAAGCTGATGTGCCTTTGGGTATCATTAGCCAAGACTTCCTTGTGCGATATCGCACGAGCAGGACTTCACTAACCAGCGCCTAACATCATGGCTAAGATTGAAAGGGAAGTTCCCAATCCCGGAGTGGGCGGCAGCTATTTGTTTGACCCTAAGTCTGGGAAGCTTACACTGATCACAGAAACCGCCGCTCCTACCACCGATGGCACTGACTCGGAAGAAGTTTCTGATCGCGAAGATTGAGACAACCTATGGGACTGACCCTAGTCCTGTCGGCGGTTCTGACGCGGTTCAAGTTACCAACCTTGAAGTAACTCCGATTGAATCGGACAACGTTCAAGCGGCTTCTTATCAAGGCTTCCTTGGTAACAGCACCCGTGGCACTTTGGTTGCCAACAAGCGCGTCAGCGTGACCTTTGATGTTGAGCTGGCTGGTTCTGGCGCTGCTGGCACCGCTCCTGCCTTTGGTCCGCTGCTGAAGTCCTGTGGCCTGAGCGAAACCACTTCCTCTGGCGTCTCGGTGACTTACGCCCCGGTGAGCAGCAGCTTCAGTTCTGCCACGATCTACTGCTTCTACGACGGCACCCGCCACAAGATCACTGGCGCACGCGGCACTGTCAGCTTCAACCTGACTGCCGGTCAGTTTGCTGTTGCCAGCTTCCAGTTCATCGGCATTTACAACGCTCCTGACGACACCGCCGTGTCTGGCTCCTTCACTGTTGCCAACCAGGCTGCTGCCATTGAGGTCAACGACACCAACGTGACCACGGCCACTTTCCACGGTGTGACCAGCTCCCGCATTGAGTCGTTCGACATGGCGTTGAACAACGAGCTGCTGTACAAGGAAACCGCTTCCAATAAAGAGGTTCTGATCACCAACCGCGCCCCTGGTGGTACGGCTGTGATTGAGGCTCCTGCTGTTGGCACCACCGACTTCTTCGCCAAGGCTGTTGCTTCTGCCACTGGTTCCACCAGCCTCGTGTTGGGCGCCACTGCTGGCAACATCGTCACGCTGAACGCAGCTCAGACCGATATCACCGGTTGTAGCTACGCTGATACTAACGGCGTAATCGCGCTGTCCATGCCGTACTTGGCTCTGCCCACTACGGCTGGCAACAACGAAGCTTCGCTGGTGTTCACTTGATTTCTGTTCATGGCTTTCGTCCTTAAGAAGACTGCTTCCTACAAGTGGGAAGTCAAAGTTGAAACTCCGGTTGACGGGAATCGCTTTGAGACTCAAACGTTTGAAGCAGTCTTCAAGAAGATGAGTCGCTCGGCTTTCAACGATCTCATTGACAAGGGTGATGACGCTCTTGTTGATGGGATCCTTGAAGGCTGGGAGGGCGTCAATGATGAAGAGGGCAAGCCTGTTCCCTTTACGTCAAAGAACAAAAAAGAGCTTTGTGATGATCCCTATGTGATGAAGGCGATCATCCAAGCGTATGCCGACAGCGTGACAGGGGCGCCGGCAAAAAACTAAAAGTCGCTGCTGAGTACTGGGCGAAAGGTGGCGTAGTTGACGAGCGCGAAGCCGACCTTAAGGCTCTTGGCGCAAGTGAGGAGCAGATTGCCGCTGCACGTTTGCAAGCTGTACAACAGGACTGTGAGGTCTGGGAGGAGAACTGGGACATCGTGGTGATGTTCATCCGCATGTCGACGCAATGGCAGACGAGCATGGCAGGACTGACAGGATTGAACTACCCGAGTCTTGAATGGCTCTGTAAGCTGTATTCAGTCAAGGATCCTGTCGCTGTCTTTGAGGGCGTGCAGGTGATGGAAATGGCTGCCCTTTCCGTTTTGAATGCGAGCCGCAAATGAGTTCAATCACCTCGGAAATCAAGCTGCGCATCAAGGCTGAGGGCGAAGCGGTCTTCCAAGGTCTCAGCGCGAAGTTAAATAATCTTGCAAATCAAACAACGATATCTTCTGCAAAATTCAAAGTTTTATCAAATGAACTGCGCGATGTTCAAGAAAAAACTGGCGCCAATAGCATAAAAACTCTCAAGGACTATGCCGCTTCTTGGCGTGAGTTGGCGAACAGTGTTGATATTGCAAGCAAAGAATTTAAGGAGGCTACTGCTCAAGCCTCGAAGTTTGAAGCTCAGGCCGCAAAAGCACAAGGACGCCGTGGCGGTGGTGGTGGAGGCAGGATTGGAGCAATTGCAGCAGGCGCTAGCTTTCTCGGACCAGATGAGCTGATTGGTGCTGCTGGTGGCGCTGCGTTGGGAAGCATTATTCCTGGCGCTGGCACTGCTGCTGGTGCAGGTATTGGCGTGGCTGTTGGCAGCATGGTCATTAGACCGTTGCGGCAAGCGTCTGCAGCTATTGCCAACTACAACAACGATCTCAATCTTGCAAAAATAACTCTTGCTCAAGCGTCTAGCAGTCAAGAAGATTATTCACGGAATTTGCAAATTGCAAGAAAAGTTAGCGACGATTACGCGATTTCTCTCAAGGAAACAATTTCCGGTTATGCACAGGTTTCAGTAGCTGCGCGTGCCAATGGATTGAGCCTGAAAGAAACAGAAACGATCTACAGGGGCGTTGTTGCCGCTGGCGTTGCGTTTGGTAAATCTCAAGAAGATATCAATGCAATCGTCCGCGCCACCGTTCAGGTGCTTAGCAAGGGCAAGGTAAGCGCCGAAGAAATGGGCGGCCAGATTGGTGAACGTTTGCCTGGCGCTGTTGCCAAGTTTGCTGCAGCCACTGATCGCACGCTGCCGGAATTGGCAAAAGCTTTTGAGCAAGGCGAAGTGAAAATTGCAGACTTTGTAAAATTCGCCAAGCAGCAATTAGATGATTACGACGAGATTGCCAAGATTATTGGTGATTCGCCGGCAAAAGCAGGTGCCCGTTTGCAAATTGCCTTGGATACCGCAGGCGAAAACTATGGTGGATTTTTCCAGAAAATTGGCGCAGGTTTGCAAGATAATCTCGCCAAGACAATCAGTTGGGCAAATCAAAACTCAGAACAAATCAAAAGGTTTGCGACTTTTTGGTTTAATTTGGCGAGAGACATTGGAAGAGCATTGGCGAAAATTGGCGGCACCATGTTTGGATTTTCGCGAGGTCTTTTTAAAATATTTAGCGATATTGCATTATTTCTTCCGCGCAAAATTGCCGAAGCATTTGGCACGACTCCAGAAAAAATATTTGGCAAGGTAACCAATGTTTTAAACGAATACACCAAAAATTTCAAAGACTATTTCCCAGAATTTGAACCAGGTGCTGGTTTATTTGGCACCGGCGAAGGCGCAACGCCAGGCTTAGACGCAGAAGGAGCGGCAGATAAAAAAGAGAAAAAGCGCAAAAAAATTATTGACCTTACAAATGAACAATTACAGCTTGGGTTGGACACCGTAAACCTTGAGCGACAAGGTCTTGACATTCGCGCTGAATATTCAAAATTTTTACAAAGAGAGCTTGATTTACAAAAAAAACTTGAACGCGGCCAGATTGGCGTTAATCAAGCAATTCTTGAAGGCGCTCAGTCTCAGCAACAATTAGAGCAGGCAATTGAAAATGCATTTAAAGGGTATGGCACAGACGTAATAAAGGCTCTTGACGAAGAGGCACAAGCCAGAGCGCAAATCAATATTTTGATCGCAGACGCACAATTAAAAACAAAAATTTTAAGCGAGGAAGACAAGAGGCGCGTTGAAATAAATAAACAACTTGCTGCAGTAATTGAAAAATTTGCAGGCATATTGACATCCGAAGAATTGCTTGAAGCAATTCGAAAACTGCGGGAAGCCTTGGAAGGCGCCGCTAAAACTGGGGAAAGTTTCAAAGATAACTTCAAAGCCTCCTTTAAATCAATTGCTGATTCTGCATTGAATCTTGGAGCAAATCTTGGTTCTTCATTGGGGAATACTTTTGTTGGACTTGGAGATCAGTTGGCTGAATTTGTAACAACTGGAAAAGCAAGTTTTGCGGATTTTACTCGATCGGTTCTTTTAGATTTGAGCAAAATATTTATGAGAGCTGCAATTTTCC